ACTGAATATGGCAAGCAAAATATGTTTGGTGCAGAAGTAGCACCTTGGGTTGATGAGAAAGACAACTATGAAGGTTATGCTGTTAACGCAGAGAAAACCAATGGTCGTTGGGCAATGATTGGTTTCGTAGCATTACTTGGTGCTTACCTCACTACTGGTCAAATCATTCCAGGTGTATTTTAATGACAAGTATTCCAACATATGATATACCGCATTCACCGATCCTTCTTTTAGGGTTTGCTGGCATTGCGGTTGCTCTGTTCACACTTTATACTGTTAACAAAGCATACTTCAATTCACCATTCAGAGGTTAATATGAAACTCATGATTCAAACCCTACTTTTAGGTACAGTTGCACTAGTGACTGTTTATTCACCCACTATTGCATACGTCTAATGAACTATTGGAAAAACGCTGAACAAATGAATGGTCGTCTAGCGATGATGGGTTTCTTCGCTGCCGTAATCAATTACGGATTCACTGGCTGGGTTATACCAGGCATCTTTTGACCAAACAGGTCTTTACACCACTCGCAACAGCGAGTTACTTTTACCCCTAACAATTTAAAAAGGAGCAACACAATGACACCCGAAGCAGAAAAGTTTAATGGCTGGATGGCCATGCTAGGATTCGTAGCAGCACTCGGTGCTTATGCAACAACAGGTCAAATCATTCCAGGTATTTTCTAATGAACAACAAACAAATCTTTTTAAGAGCAAACGGAAGAGCAGCTATGATTGGCTTCCTAGTACTCTGTGCATCATACGCAACAACTGGCAACCTTATTCCTGGTATCATCTAATGACAAAGCAAACAAAGAAGACAAGGTAGATTTTTCTATCGCTGAAAAGTGGAATGGCATTGCTGCCATCGTTGGATGTGGAGCACTTATCGTATCCTACTCACTATCAGGTCAAATCATTCCTGGTTTCGTATAATGAGTTGTAAGTTGTTTACAATCAGGAAAACTGATTTAATGAAACTGCTAGTAGTAATAAATTTACCTTGGCTAGCAGTTTCATTGGCAACTGCATCAATCTATGGTATAATTACCTAGTCTAAATCTTTACATAACTAAATAATTACTCGTATCTTATCAGCATATCACAATAAATGAGCGAATTTCAGGTAGCAGCAGACACATTCCCAATATGGAAAGCAGTTCTATGGATATTTTATCCTATGGCAGCACTCGTAATGGCTGAACTACTACTACGTGGTTTTGATGATGATGACGATGATGATGGTGGTAAAGGAATACGGGTTGCTCAGATGCAACCATCATACGCACCCTCTGGAGCATAACATGTATCAGGTAATTTTCGTTGCAGCAGTAGCAGCAACAGTATACACAAACGGATTATCATTCGTTTTTCAATAACAACTATAGCTGAGGAGCACAAGCTTAAATGACTCGTTTAAAATCAAAGTTTTTAGAAATTCCACCGTCAGCACATGGCATTTTGGAATTTGTATTCTTCTGTGGAGTAGGTTTTACCGCAGGTTCTTTAGGATTAATTTAATGAATACAACAATGACAGATGCACAAATGAAGTTAAGGCAGCAAGTCTTAATGATTTTGTTTAAGCAATTTGGAAAAGGGAAATATTCTAATCAATCAATTTATGAATGTGCCGATGAATGGATAGAGAAAGGTCATAAGATCTCATCGGGAGTTGTCAAATATTACGATGCGTATTATAATAAATAGCTTACTTACTGTAATACAATGCAAAAAATAATTAATGTACTTGCTGTTGCGTCTTTCGCTGTATCTAGTGCCATTGCTGCTAGTGGTGTATATGTATATGTCAATAGAGATTCCATCATTGACGGCATTAAATCACAAGTTATGGGAGGGATTGGTGGATCTGCTCTAGGTGGTGGTGCTCTTACTGGTGATGTAGGACTTCCTATGGCAACACAACCAGATGCTGCTCCTTCTGCACCTATACCTTCTGGTGGGTTGGGAGTTTCTCAATTCTAAATAAGGTAGTTGCTTTATTAGAATGGCAGAAGAAGTAAAAGAAGAAGTAGTAGTAGAAGAAGAACATCATGAAGAACCAAAGAAGAAAGGTCTCTTTGGTAAAGTAAAGTCTGCTATACTACCAGATGCTGAAGAGCAAGCTGCTATCATTAGTACATTTGTTCGCATTACTGTTCTTGCCTGGTCGGGCGGGATCTTGACTTTGAACTATGTTGCCATTCCAGGTGTACCACAGCAGAAAATTGATCCAACATTTATAGCTTCGGTTTTTACAGGAGTTTTAGCTAGCTTCGGAATCCAGACTGCTAGTAAGAAGGGTGATGGAACAATGAAGATGCAGAACGGTGGTAATGGTAACGGCAACGGTAATGGTGGTGGCATTAGCAAGAAAGACCTTGAGTTGTTAATTGAAAAAGCATCACAGACTGGTCCTACTCAAACAATTAGAATTGAGCAAGCACCTATCAAGATTAGCACAGACGACAAACCTTATACACTATAAACATGGCAAAAGATTCTTCGACAATCTTATTCACGAAAGTAAAAGAGGTTGCTCACTCTATTAAAGAGTGGGATAAGAACATGGCATATAAGTTTCAGGGTAAATTTAAATTATCCAACTATCAAATGCTTTGTATTTCATTTGCTAAAGGATTAGTGATTGGTGCTATAATATTGTGATTGATTTATCTTGGAGTTCAATAAGAGTTGCTTTTATTATGATTCTAGGAACAATATGGTTTGCTCTTTTATTTGATATTATTATTAACGGTAATGAAACAGACTAAATGGTCAGCACAGATTCTACTTTCTTCTAATCGATTGAAGAAGGTGGAATTTTTTTGTGAATCTAATTTAAGACAAGATGCTGAACAGAGATGTATAGCATTGTATGGTGTATCTGATGTTCGTCAATTGACACGATTATGGAATTAACTGAAGAGAATGTAATTAAGGTTCTTGAAGAACTTCTACCTTATATTGAAGCAGATGGTGGGTCACTTCAACTTGTAGATATAGAAGAGGAAACTGGATATGTCAAAGTAAGATTGGGTGGTGCATGTGAATCATGTGCTATGAGTACTATGACTTTGAAGCAGGGTATAGAAAAGAAACTAATGATGGAGATACCTGATGTGGTTGGAGTTGTTCAGGTTTTATAAATAACCCTATAGACAGAATTATCCTTTAGATATAATGGCACTCGCAACTACAGAAGTCGGCATTAGTACGTATATTAAGATTGGTGATAATACAGCCACTATCACGTTTCAATGCCAGAGTAATAATCCTATCGTAATTAATTTTACTGCTGCTGATACTGCACCAGCAGGAACAGAACCTGGATTAATTTATAGATTTTTTCAAGGAGAAGTAAAGAAAACTGTTACTGACTTAACTCATGTTGGTAGTGCTGCATATGTATGGGCAAGAGCACTCACTGGAGACACAGCAACAGTACTTTATGAGGATGCATAATAATGACTGGTAAGAGTCCCTTTTTGGGTTTAGGAATTTCTGGTCCATTTACAAGTTTTTCTAGAGGTGCTTCTGCTCCTTCTGGTATAGATTGTAATACTTTAGCAGCAGGAAGATATATAGAGTTCTCTGGTAGGAAACAACTTGATGTTAGTTCTAAAGAAACATATCCCACAGGAGTATTTGTTGGTGACAGTGGAAATAAATTATATACTGTAGGTCAATCGGGTGATGGTCTTGATCAGTGGGCTCTTTCAACGCCTTGGGATCCATCTACAGGAACTTGGGAATATTTTTACTCTACAGTTGGAACGGATTTTAGTGCAGGTGATACTTTCTTTAGTAGCGATGGAACGAAGTTTTATTTTGTTGGTGATGTATGGGATAAAGTTTATGAATTTCATATGTCAACTGCTTGGAATATATCAACCGCATCTTATGATAGTGATTTTAGTTTAGGAACTGCTAATAATGTTAAATTTCCAGTTGGATTAACATTTAGTCCTGATGGTGTTTATATGTTTGTATATGCAACACAAACTAAAAATTTAAGTCGTTGGACTTTAAGTACTCCTTGGGATATATCAACTGCAGGTAGTAAGTCCTCAAGTAGTTTCTCATCAGGAAAAGTCGATACATATGCAAGTGCTGGTATTGCTTTTGCTGCGGATGGAAAGAGACTAGTAATAGCTACTTCTGGTGGTCCTGGTGATAAACTTATTGAATATTCATTAGGCACGGCATGGAATGTTACTACAACTAGTTTTATTGATGAAATAGGTTTTTCAGCTCATCAAAATTTTGCGACTGGATGTTGTTGGGGTAATAATGGACAATACTTATATGTTTGTGGTAGTAATCCTGATACTGTTGATAGATATGAAACCTGTAGTGCTGGACATTATAAACTTTTTGGTAGACCTTAGAATCAACACAGAGTCAGTAAGTCCACACACAATTAGGTATTTTTTACTACTTTATGCTATAAATATATGCAGTATGGGATTGAAAAATCATGCCCCTAACGCAACAAAAGAATTACACTGTAGGTTATCACGACTTACAACATAAGCATCATGAAATCTGTGAGTATGCAGTAGACGCATATGAAGCAATACAGA